TATTATCACATTATCACATCTTCAACAAGAAGCAGATATGTACAGATGGCAAGGTTCAGAGATCCACTGTTTATTATTAGATGAAGGAACAACATTCACAGAAGCACAATACAAGTTTATGAGATCAAGGGTTAGGATGAGTGGTGTAAAATTACCTGAAAAATGGAAAGGCTATTTTCCAAGGATTATGGTCAGTTCCAATCCAGGTGGTATTTCACACAATTTCTTCAAAATAGGATTTGTTGATCTATGTCCAAATAATAGGATAGTGAAGATGCCAGATGATGAAGGTGGATTATTGAGGCAATATCTTCCAGCAAAACTCATAGACAATCCATATCTAATGAAAGAAGATCCTGATTATGTCAAAAGGATTATGGGTATGGGAAATACAGAATTAGTGACAGCTATGTTGGAAGGAGATTGGAATATTCCTTCTGGCCAGATGTTCTCAGATGTTATGGATCCAGCAAGGAATCTCATATCTGATTTCAGATTGCCAGAACATTGGACATTGAAGAGGGGATTTGACTATGGTTATTCCGCGGCTTTTTCAGTGTTATGGTATGCCATAGCAGATGACACACCTTGCACAATTGACGGTAAGCAGAAGACATTCACGCCAGGTACAATAGTGATAGTGGATGAATTGTATGGTGCAAAACCCAACAAACCCGCAGAAGGTCTGAGATGGTCACCAGGAGACATAGCGAGAGCCATAAAAGAACAAGAGAGACACTTTGATAGACCAGTGAGACCAGGACCCGCTGATAATTCAATCTATGATGGTGACAGCAAGATAGCAGAAGAGATGGCCGTCCACGGAGTTGAATGGTGCAGATCAAACAAAGCCCCAGGTTCAAGGAAGATAGGTTGGCAACAGATAAGACAGAAATTCAATGCTATGTTGCCTGAAACACAGGAAGAACCAGGATTAGTAATAACAAACAAATGCAAAATGCTTTGGAGGAATCTAACAGGCCTGCCAAGAGACACAAACAATTTAGATGATGTTGACACCAAATCAATAGATCACGATGCTGATACTTTGAGATATATCGTCTTAGACAAGCCAAAAACAGCAAAAATGATTCCGCTACAAGGCTACTAACAATAAATATGATTATAGATCAGGAAAACTTATATGCCAGCAAATAGTACACATCCAAGTTATAACAATTGGGCCCACAAAGCCGCAAAAACAAGAACCGTAATAGAAGGCGAAGAAGCCGTAAAATCAGCTGGAGAAATGTTCCTACCACACCTCAATGGTTTATCAGGTAGAGAATATGAAGATTACAAAGAAAGAGCCCAGTTCTACAATGCAAGTAGAAGGACTCTGTCAGCATTGGTTGGTTCAGTTTTCAGAAGAGGTGCTACATTCACAAGACCAGCAGAATTAGATGATTTGATCAATGACATTGATCTTGATGGCACATCAGCAAATCACTTTACAAAACAGATATTGAAAGACGTACTCACAGTGGGCAGACACGGTGTTTTAGTTGACTATGATCAAAACACACAGAGACCATATTGTAATCATTACATTGGTGAAACGATAATAAACCATAGAATGGGAATGCACAATGGCATATTACAATTAGAAATGGTGGTTCTACAAGAAAGCAAAGAAACTATCAGTGTGAATGATGAGTTCAAAACAGATTATGAAACTCAATACAGAGTGTTAAGACTACAAGATGGGGTTTACACCCAACAACTTTATTATACGGAAGGCAACAGAGAGATTGCAGGTGAAATCACAGTTCCTACCATACAAGGTAGAACATTAGATTACATTCCTTTCGTGATCATCAACACAACTTCATTAGGTTGTGATTATGAAGATTCACCATTGTTAGATTTAGTGAATATGAATATCAATCATTATAAGTTTTCAGCAGACATTGGTCATTCATTACACTTCACAGCTCTACCAACCCCTTATGCAACGGGTGTAGACAATTACGGCGGAGAGAGCAAAGAGGCATCACCTTTAAGGATTGGTTCAACTAATATGTTGATGCTACCACAAGGTTCAACGGTTGGTATGTTAGAATTCAGTGGTGCAGGTGTGAACAGTCTAAGACAGTACCTAAATGATTCTGAAAACAAGATGGGAAAACTGGGTGCAAGGTTATTAGAAAAACCTACAGCTCAACCAGAAACAGCAGAAACAACTTCTATCAGACAAGCGGCAGAAGGATCTGCTCTTATCACGGTGGTAGAATCTGTAGATGCTGGTATCACAATGGCATTGAAATATTGTGCTGATTATATGAACATAGATATTGATTCAGTTGACGCTGAATTGAACAGAGACTTTATTGATGCTAAAATGGATTCTAAATCATTGATAGATTTAATCAAAGCATATCAAGAAGGTGGTATATCAGAAGATACGTTATACTACAATCTACACAAAGGTGAAATATTACCACCTGATCATAATAAAACAGAAGAGATTACAAAATTACAAGAGCTGAAAGGAACAGTGGAGCAACCAACTCAGCCTAAAGATCTAAGTCAATCACATCCACCAATGCAAGACAAAGATACATTGGTCAGTCATATAAGAGAAATGATCAGTCAAGGATACACTGACGAAGAGATTAAACAATTACATCCAGAAATGGATAGTTATTTTAATGGAGGAAATGATAATGGCAATGCATAGTAAAAAGAAAAAGAAAAAAGGTGGCAAAAGAGGCGGAAAGAAAAAAGGCGGCAGACGAGGTTAATTGGTCTGACTATTTTGCATCTATTGTTTCAGTATGTCCCTGGTCTAAAGCATACTGGCAAAAACAAAAGATAGACATTTGTGAATGGCAAGAACAGATATATCCATTGGGTGATTATGTTGCCCGTGTTTATAAACTACCAAATGCAAGTGCCTACAAGTTGAACAAGTTAATGAAACAGTTCAACGAAGATAGACCCAAAGAAGAATTCTTGTATTCACATCCAAAGTTTGGAAGACATTCAACTCCAATACCAGTGTTGATACAACAAGATCATCAATTGCTTACTGACATAAGAAACAACATAAAAAACAGATAGCAATTGATACTAAATACAATTATAATAAGTTAACCGTGTTTAACAAATAGGAGGACTCGTATGTCTAAAGAAGAAGCAAACACACAATCAAACGAACAATCAACTCAATCAACTCAACCTTTAACATTATTTGTAGATTCATTGGATTCAATTCCTGAATCATTACATTCACATTATGAACAAATGGAAGATGGATACAAATTGAATGTCAAGAATGTAGTTCCATCTGCAAAGTTAGATGAATTCAGAACTAACAATAGAAAACTAAATGCTGAACTAGAAGATCTAAGAAAACAGATGAGCTATGTTGATATGGATGAATACAACAGATTGAAAGATCAGTATTCAAAAGAAAAAACAAAAGGTTCAATACCTGAAACTGATGTTGAACAAACTCTATCAAAAAGAACTGCTGAAATGAAAGCAGAGTATGAGAAGAAGTTAGAAGAGTTGAACAATCAATACACTTCAACAAACCAAAAGTTATCAACTGTCTTGATTGACAATCAAGTTCAATCAAGTGCAAACAAATACAATGTCAAACCAACAGCAATGGAAGATGTTCTGTTAAGAGCAAAAAATGCCTTTGTTTTACAAGAAGGTAAAGCTGTTGCCAAAGATGACAAAGGTGAAACAATTTATAATTCACAAGGTGAACCTTTGACAATTGAAGAATGGATTAGCAGATTACAAAAATCAGCTGGACATTTGTTTGAAGAGTCTACAGGCACTGGTGCTAGAGGACAAACGAAAGTAGTCCAAACACCAAACCAAATGAGTGCAATAGACAAGATACAAGCTGGTTTAAAAAGCAAGTAGTATAAATAAAACAAATTACCGTTGTAATTTAACCTAGACGATCTGGGAAAAAGGTATAGACAATGATGTCTATATTAAACTTATTCAACCATAAGGAGATAAAAAATGGCTGATATTTCAACTTCAACCCTATTGGGTTTAACACAGGCTGTAAAACACTTCAACAATCCTATTGCTGAAGGTGTTGCGGATACTGTGATCACCGTTGCTCCGTTCTACGAATTAGTGCCTTTTATACCAGTAAGAGGATCTTCATTAATCGTAAACCAAGATGCAACAACAGGTATGGTAGGCTTCTCTGCAGAAGGTAATGACCTTACTACAGATACTGCTGTATCAAAACCAATGTCAACAACACAAAGAACTTTCGTATTGAAAGCTCTTTTAGGTCAAGCTAATGTAGACAGATTTTCTGCTTCTACTTCAGCGGCGGCTGGTGTTGATCAAATGGCATTACAAGTAGCGGCAAAATCAAGAAACATCGCAAGAAAAGCCTACGAGCAAGTAGCTAAAGGTTCAACTGCTGGTGATACTGCTGGTTTTGACGGTTTACCTGAGTTAAGACAACAATCTGCGAACAGTGGAACTGCTTTTGACTTAACATCTGCGGTGGCTAACACTTTCAGTGCCTTTGATGCGGCAATGAATTTGGTTACTTCAAAAGATGGTCAAATTGATTTCATTATGTGTTCATCAAATGTGATTGACAAATACAAAGCGGCTGTGAGAGCAACTGGTTCTGGATTTGACTACTTCACATCACCAATTACTAACAGAAACATTCTTGCATACGAAGGTGTTCCTGTGTTAAGAAATGATTACCTAGCTGGTTTTGACGAGCAAGGTGGTGTTTCAAATACACAAGAGGCAATCTATGCTGGTTGTTTTGAAGATGGTGGCAACAATGGATTATCTATGATATATCCTGAAGGCACACCAGCTGGAATTGATGTGAGAGCACTTGGTGAATCTGAGATCTACAATGCAGATATCACTCGTGTAGCGATGTATACAGGTGTAGCATTACACAACGACAAAGGTCTTGCCGTTGCTTATGCGACTGTGTAATACATTTTACATTCAATAATAAACATTAAACAAGGCCCTTTATGGGCCTTGTTTTCCCTATAATCACTAAATACAAGTGAGGATCAAATTATATGGCTTTAACATTAATCACAACACCAGGTGCAACCAATTCAAACTCATATGCCACAGTAGCTGAGGCAAATACCTATCACGACTCAATCAGAGAACAAGCAGACCAAGTTTGGTCAGCATTACACGATGGCAAAAAAGAAAGACTTCTTGCTATGGCAACAAGACTGATTGATGAACATTTTGTATTTTTAGGTTATAAAAAAGATCACGATCAAGCATTACAATGGCCAAGATCAGGAGTATTAAAAGATGGAAAATATTCACAGGCTTTGTTTGACACATTAGACAGAGATACTATCCCAGATTTTGTAAAAAATGCAACAGCAGAATTTGCCAGAATATTACATTCAGAAGACACAACTGCTGATGATGATACTGCTGGATTCAAACAACTAATGGTCCAAGGTATCAGTTTGACAATGGATCAAAGTTCAAGAATATCAAAAGGTGTAATCAGATCAAGTGTATTTTCAATGCTAAGAAAATATGGAGATTACATTCCATCATTAAATGCAGGATCAGGTGGCATAGGTCAAAATAGATTAGTAAGGAGTTAGTCCAATGGGATTAAGGTCTGCTATACAATCAGCAACAAATAGTGCTTTCAGTGCCTTAGGTGATATACC